ATGAATTTTAATGGGAAGTTAACAGCGAAAATAGTAATCAAAGATGATTACGTTCGCACAGACGGAACTAGTACTTTGTACCTTCAAATTTTTGTTTCCGGACAAAAGAAAAAGATTCCATTGCACATTGCTGTGAAACCAATTTATTTTGATAAAGTAAAACAGCGAGTAAAATCAAAAGACATTTTCCACAAGGATTACAATTTGATAATTGAAAAGTCACTTGCAGATCTTAATAAAATTGAAATTAAATATCGATTAGAGAACGAAAACCTAACTATGGATAAGCTACTCCATGAGTATCAAAATCCATCATCAAGAATTGATTTTATAAAATTCTGGGAAATGGAAATGGAAAACCAGAAATTAATAAGGGACAATGCAACAGTTCAACAGCAATTAAGTACATTAAGAAAAGTAAAAGGATATCAAAACTCGATTCTTTTTTATGAAATTACTAAGGATTTTTACGAAAAAATGATTTTCCATTTTGAGAAAGTTGAAAAAAACGCTCCTCACACAATTCAAACACTAGCTAAAAATTTTAAAAAGTATTTACATATTGCCAATGAGTTAGGGGTAAAAACACCATTAAAGTATCAAGACATAAAGATGCCAAAATGTGTTTCTAACAGAGCCTTTTTATTACCAGATGAAGTTTTTAAATTGTATGAATACTACAACTCACAGTTTATAAATGAATCATTAAAAAATATATTAGCCAGGTTTTTATTTTCATGTTTTACAGGCTTAAGAATTTCGGATATACGAGCAATTTCACTTGAAAATGTCGTCAATGATATTTTAATCTTTTTTGCTCAGAAAACTGGGAAATTACAACGAATACAACTTAGCGAATCAGCGCTGAAATTTATTGGAAATGATAAATTATTCTATGGTGAATATACAGATCAACATATAAATCGTGAATTAAAGCAAATTGTGAAGGCTTGTGGAATAAAAAAGAATGTTACGTTTCACGTATCTCGACACAGTTTTGCAACAAACTTTTTAATATGTGGAGGAAGAGTTGAAGATTTACAAAAACTATTAGGTCATAGTGAGATAAAAGAAACTATGGTGTACGTTCATATAGTGGAAAGTATTACAGATAAGCAAATACATAATATGAACGATATTCTTACAAAAAAACCTCTTAATTAAGAGGCTTTTTTGCTTAAAAATTGATGCTTTGGAGACTGAATTTAACTTTAAATAGATTTTGTTGCGTCTCAGTATATTCCGTAGAAGCAATAATATATTCCTGGTGATCAATAAAAATTCTTTTTAATTTCATTATTTGGCGAAGTTCAGTTTCTGTGTATGGTCCTGTAAGCTCTACGCCGGAACTATTCAAAAGAAATTTTAGAAACTTTTTCCAGAAAACTTTATAGATTCCTTTTTCTCCATTCATTTTTAGCGTCTGACCAAGAAAATCTGATGAAATATACGGTTTGTTTTCTGGGTCGTAAATCATTAATCCTGTACCGTTTTTAGAATCAAGATCTTCCGAAAGATCTGCAGTAAAAGTAATTGGTACGTATTTAAACTTAGAACTTAAATTTTGTGAGAAATTTGAAGTTTGCAAATCAAACACTTCAACTGATTCTGTCGTAATCCAAAGTGCTTCGTCTTGCTCATTATCATATTTAAGCAAAAAGGCATTATATGGCGCTTGCTCATAAGAGGTCATAATTAAAGACTTCTTTTCGATATAAGCAGCTGTTTTTTCAATAGTTTCTTCATTGAAATCTAATGTGATTTTTTTAGTAAAATCATCACTGTTAATCTCTAAATTAAAGAGATTCTGTATTTCGTTCAAATAAGTTCCAAAAGTCCAATCAGGTAAATATCGTCCTAATTGGATTGTTGGATGCATTTGGAAATATGTAGCAGGATATACAATTGTATTTTTTATACTGTAAGTTGGTAGTGCGTTTATTGGCGTATAGTATTTTATATGAATCAGTGATCCGACCTGATCTGCAGAAACTTCTATCTTAACAGTACCTTTATAAACATTTGCTGGCATACCTGGAGAATGTCGAAATACCATAAAAATCGGCTCCGTTTCTAAAAACAGTGTAAATAATTTCTGATCGATCAAACCTATTTCATATTCGTATTCAGGTTCAACAAATTCATATTCAAAAATATAAGTTCCTTCTACGGTAGTTGGCAAATAAATAAAACTATAAAAGAAATCATATAATAATTCACCTTCGTCATTATACTGAGATCCTGGAGTTAAAGTAGGAAGAGACAAATTCTCAACCGCTTTAATGGGATGCGTTTCAGTTAAATTGTTCTTACTACTGTAAAATAGTAACCTCTTTATAAATTCAGAATTAGGAAAATCACCTCCCATTGTAAAGCCTAGTGTCTGTAAAGCATAAAAAGCCGGAGCCAATAAAAAGACTTGTGGCGCAACGACATTTTTATTTTCGACTGTACAAACATCCGAAACGATAGTAAATTTATTTTCAACTAAACCGTCCGAGTTATATTCGTTTATTTTGTCTTTATATAGATACCAAGGATCATCTGATTCGAGTTTAACTCCAAATTTATTTAACCATTTCATTGTTGGAAATTGAAACTTCACAGTTGGAAAACAATGTCCCAAAAATGATAGAGGAAAAGTTTTCCAATGCTCAGAACCAACGATATTAGAATCTGTTTTTTCTGAAAACGGTACAGGATTAGTTTCGTCCGGAATAACAGAAAGAACAGGCATGAAATCAGCAATTTTCTTATTCATCAAAGTTAGAATTGCGGATGAATACTTTATGTTGCACTTTCTATAACCTGGTATGTACGATAAAATTTGTAATTCACCGGTAAATTTTATGCCATTTTCAATAACAGTTACATTAACAACTTTTTTTTTGCGTACAGAAGCAATATCACGTGTACCCAAAGCCATTTTTGTTTTTTTATTTTCAATGACTAAAAAAGGATAACTTGATGCAGATACTTTAAAATCACGAGATAAAGCATTATTATCTGTTTTAATTGATAAAGTTTCATTGACAAAATCTAATTCAAAATTATTTGCGATAATCTGGATTAACCCCATTTTTAAAGTTTTTGAATGAAAAAAGAAACAATAAATGGTTGCATGTTATTATGTGGTTGGTTTCCTCCAGTTTTTTTTGTCTTCATTAAACCACCAGAACCTGCACTGACTGTTCTCTCAGAACCACCTCCGGCTGCATTGTGACCATCAGTAGCAATATCATGATCATGCTCAGGAAGTTCATCAAATGTCAATAGATGCGTCTTAGAACCTCCAAGAGCCCCTAAAACAGGATATTCGTCACTACAACCTATTGAAGTTCTTCCTCCTCGAGGTCTTGTACCGTTTAGTCCATTACATCTAGCCCATCCTGCACGTTCATTAATACCTAATCCGGTTTCTGTGAAATTAGCTTCCACATATTCGTTTGTGCAATCAATTTCTTTAATATCTCCTGGCAAGTAAATAGATTCAATTAAATGCGATAGTAGTGTACGCATTTCTAAGGCTGTATTTTTTTCTCCGGTACCTAATCCCGCTATTAAATTTTGAAAACCTGCAAAATCCATATTTAAATTTTTAAGTTAACCAATCATTTGGTAAAAAGTCATTATCACTCCAGTCGGCTCCGCCTTCAGTTTCATAATAGTTGCTTACTTTACCATTTTTTACAAATGAGAAAGTAAGATCTTGCGCATATGAATGTTTTTTGTCTCTATATTCAAGTATTTTTTTAGTAGATGTTTGGATTTTTCTCCATTGAGAATTGATTTTAAGTAGAATATCTTGCGAATTTGCAATTTCATTTACAATAACTCTCTCATTTTGCAACAACGATCCGGTATTGATCGTGTAAGTTGCTTCTTCATTAATTTCATAAACAACTTTTGATCCGTCAGCTTCTTGATAGTCGTTTATACTCAAAGAATCCTGTATTTCGAATTCACCATCAAAGTATGCAGGGATATAGTACCCAAAATTGTTTTTGAAATATATCTCCTTTACTGGAAAATCAGGAAAACGCATTAGTTTATACATTTTGGTAACAGTAGTTAAACCGCAAATAATGCTTAGTTCAAAGTAAAGAGTGTCTTTTACAAGTGCGATAGGCGAAAAATCAAAGGCATACAAAAAAACTTTTTTTCCTGTGAATGATTCTGTTATTTGTTCATTAAGCAGATTTCCAAAGTTGTCTTTTAATTGAACTGTAGCAATCTCGCTATTTGCTTTTACATAAAATGGCACTATTATTTTTCCATTTTCAGGAACTCGAAGAACGGGAGGTGTTACACCTAAAATTTGAATTTTTGTACTATCATCAAAGTAAACTGGATTAGTATTGTACATGAAATAGAATTCCGGTAAATCAACCGTAGCAATAACAGTATCATCTGCCGAAAGTGATTTTTCCTGAATCGTTATTTTGAATTTCTTCTTTAGATGCGTTTGTTCAATTAATTGATTTTCAGTGTAAATTGTTAATACAGATTCAAAATAAGCATTATATAATTTTACCAAATCTTTTGAAGCTGTATAACTATCTTTTCTGGACCAACCCTGTTCATCAAAAAAAACACCATCAACATAAATTAAGGCTCTAAAATAGAACCCGGTGCCATTTGATGACTGGACAACAACTTCTGTATTATTTGCATCAAGCAGGACTCTATTTAATCCAGGCGCTTTAATTATTGATATCATAATTCACATATTATTCCACGAATTTAGAAGTGTTCGATCGTGAATAATAGGACAGAAAAAAAGCCGCTAAAATAACTAGCGGCTTTCAATTTACATACTTACTAAACATTTCAAATATTCAGAATATTTTTCGCTGTCGAAAACTTCAGCCTCATAAATATATAATTTCACATCAGTTATTGGATTATCAATTATCCTCTGAATCTGCGCTTTAGATAAAGTGAAATTTGCAGAATATCTATAACTATCTCTTACACCAATATAAATAGGTTCATTAGGCTTTGAAATTTGAGTCCCATCACGAAGTAATAAAATAACCCCCTTTTCTCCAGTACTTAGAGTAGATCCAGGAATATCAATTCTAATACTTATAATTGCTCCAGACTTTTTAAAACTTATCCTGTCAGTAATCGGGCTACTATATGACGTTTTTTTCGAAAATTTATCTTCGTTAATTTTTATATTATTACATAAATCGCTATTTTGTCCGTAACCTAAGTAACAGAACATCAGTATTAAAATCGTAATTTGTTTTCTCATAGACATATTTTTAAAGTTATAGTAACAAACCTACAAAATTATTATTGACTAACGATCCCGTTCTGATCAGAAGCTTCACGTTCACTATTTAAATCATTAACTCTTTTTGCATCATCATAACCAAAATATAGATTTGGCGCAATTGGATTTTCTAATCTAAAGAGTACTGCTTTTAGCAACCCCGTCATTTCTGTACTGTTTTCATTAATTACTGACTGCGGAATTGCACCTGGTGAAGTTTCTCCTCCATTTATAAATTTATTTACCCTTTTTCCAGTTCTTTCCTGTTCTAACCAAGCAATAGTATTTGCATATCGTGGAGATTGAACCATTGCTTTCGGCACAACGTATTCTTCATCATGTACCATTCCTGTCATTGGACCATATTCATCATAACCATAATGTGGGGTAGAACCAGTAAAACCACCATAAAAGAATTTAGGTGTCTTAGGCGCTTTTGCTTTTGTTATTTGTTTTACTTGTGCTGCTACAGTTGCTACAGTCGCTGCAATTTGAACGGCCTTAACTGCTGCATCTAAGATAGGATTACCCATTGAAGGCGCTGATAAAATAGAAGTAATTGCTAAAGCTCCGTTTATACCGGCCTGAGTTAAAGCTAATGCTTTTGATTGTCCAAACAATTCGCCCATTGCACCTGCCAACTGTCCAAGAGCGTTTAAGCTGGTAGTTACTTTCTGAATTTCTCGTTGTTTATCAAGTTCATCCTGTTGTTTTTTAGCTGCAGCACTAAAACGATTATATTCATCTTCAGTAATTATTTTATCTGCAAGTAGCTTCTTATAATCGGCGAGTTGTTTTTGATAATCTTGTTGTTGCTTGATTTTATCAGCTTCATATTTACCATCTGCCTCTGCCAATGCTAATTCATTATCTGCTTGTAATTGTTCCGCTTTTAAAACCTTTTGTTCTTCTTCATATTGCTTTTTTAATTCAGTAGTCGAAGTTTGAAATCCTAATTCTAAAGTTTGACGTTGCGCTTCATACTCATAATCAATTGCTAATTTTAGTAGAGCTAATTCCTCTGCTGATTTTGCATCAGCTTGTGCTTTTTCAACATCAGATAAACGTTTTTCTGCTAATGCGTCAAGTTGTCTGTCTTTTATTTTATCTAAACGACTTGTTTCTTCAGCGATAATTTCGGGAGTTAGTTTTTTTGTCGAATCAATTTTACTCCTATTTGTTGCTATGAAGAAATTCAATTCTGCTTTTGCTAGATCAGATTTTGCTTTTGCCAACGCAAGTGCACGATCTAATTCTTCTTTAGCTGCTTTTTCCTGTTCAGCACGTATTTTGTCAAGAACTTTTTGTCTTGCTTCAGCTTCTTTTCTACGTTGTTCATCTCGTATAGCCTTTTGTTTTGCAATAGCTTCTGCCAAAAGGCGTTGTTCTTCTGCTAATTCCTCGGCTGTTTTACTTGGTTTTTTAGCTTCTTCAGTAGTTTTTAAAACAATATCTTTCGATTTGAAAGAATCTAATCGTTTTTGAAGTTTTTCAACATCGATTCCCATTGCTTCGAGTAAAGGCCCAAAATTTGAAACGATACTTTTTATCGCATCAATTACATTGTTTTTTATTTTACCAAAAAAATCACTAATTGTTTTACCAAGGTTTAAAAAATAATCGCCAAATAATTTAAAGGCACCTTTTAAATCTCCAGATATGACCGCTTTAACGAAGTCAAAAACAAATTTTAAATAATTAAAAACAAGTTTTATTGCAACACCAATTATATTAAAAGCTGCAACAACGACAAGTTTTAATTGTATAAATCCATTTACCAATATAATACCAACGAGATCGATTAGTGGCTGAATGTCTTTTTTAAGATCACTTAAATAAAATATGATATCAGCAAGTGCATCCGTTGCTTGTGCTTTAATTACATCCCACATGCCACCAAAACCTTTAATTTCGAAAAGTTCAGCTTGTGCTTTATTTAATTTTTCATTAGCAGCTAACAATTCAAGTTGTGCTTTGGTTCCTGCAGACATTTCCGCTTGTGCTGTTTTAGAAACTGCTTCTAAAATTTTTAGTGCACCACCTGCGTCTTCACCCGCACCTTTAAAAACATCTGCTGTAAGTTGCGCCTGTTGTTGTTGCGATAATTGTGTTTTTTGTGATTGTACTGCAATTTCTTCTAAGGCTTCTTTTGTTGTTGTTGCACCGGCTGCAACTCTAGCCAAAATATCATCTGAAAAAGATGTACCGAACGCATTTTCAAGTGCATCTCTAGTAGCTTTCGTTTGCTCTTTTAAAGCTAAATCAGCTTCTTTTAATGCATCTGGTAGCTTGTCTGAATAAATTCCAAGATCATAACCTTTATTTAAAATATCGATAAATTCTTGCGCCGAATAACCTGCCTTTACAAAGAATTCATCGTATTCGCCAATACTGTCTAAAAATTCTTCATTTTGGGCACCTCCATTAGCTAATCCCGTTGCAATAATTTTATTGGCCTCAGACATTGAAATGCCGTAGGATTTCGCTAAAGAATTAGCTCTTTCGGCAATCTCACCAAATTCTTTATCAAAAGTTTCTGCAGTTGCTTGAATTTCAGATCGAACTCCAGACATTGCTTCAGCGGAAACTCCAAATGCTCGCAATACATCGTTTGACTTTTCTAATTCTTTATTAAATTCAAATATATATTTTGTTCCAATTACTATTGCAGATAATGCTACAATTGCCTGACCCAGTGGAGTTGCAATAAACGCTAAAGAGGTTTTAATTAAATTAGTCAACTCCATTCTTATTCCTAAAAGCCCTTCTTTTGCACTTTTAAAATCTCCCGAAAGTAAACCGTCTCTAAATTTTTTCATACTTCCTTCCGATTCATCCATTGCGCCGGAGGTTGCTTTTATCTCATCCTTAAATTCAGTTTGCCTCTCTGTCAATTCTTGAAGTTCCTTTCCTAATCTATCCAGATCTTCATTATAAGTAGCTGAATTTTTGTTTAATGCTCCAATCTCATTTCTTGTTTTTCCAATGGCACTGGTTATTCCAGTCAGGGAATTTACAACTTGCTTATCATTTATGTAAATGGATAATTCTCTAGGGATTTCTTTTCTTGCCATTATTTTTTGAATTGAATTAATGCTGTAACTTGATCTAATCTTAATTCAGAAATGTCATCGGCCAACGTGTCTAGAATTCTAGAAGAACCCAATGCTTTTTCAAAAACATCAGTTGCTTTTAATCGTTGATTTATACCATTTGATTTTTTGCCTTCAAAACCATAATTCTGCATAAATATGTAATAAGGCGCTTTCATAATAATTCGCTGCAATCGTCCGTTTTTAAATTGGCTTCCCGCACCGGAAATACGCAATCCTTCACCGGATAATTTATTGGAAGTACTCGCGACCTCTTGACGAACTGAAAGTCTCAATGTTTTTACCACCTTTGAGGCGATTTCCTTCTCTTTTTGTAGAATATCGATTCGACCTGCCATAGCTAATTTTTTAGCTAATTTATCTGTCTTGAATGCTTTACAATAGGACATAAAAAAACCTCCCATAATGAGAGGTTTTTAATTGATTATGGATTCCATTTATCGGGGTCGTAGGTCAAATCTTCGTGATTTTTTAAAAGATACATTACATTCCAACCATACATATTATCAAAAATAGGCCCTACCTTTTCATAATTAAAAGTATTTGGATCAAACTTCCCAAACAACCAAGAATTTCTATCACCATTTAATTTCTTGAGATACGAGCAAATATCGATTGCCACATTCTCTAAAAGATCCAAAACTTCTTCTTGTCTATCGTAATTATCAGCCTTTCCGGTAAAATCTAAAAGTAAAAAAGAAATACTTCGCCCGTTAAATGTCGTAGTATTATTAGCGTTTGTGTTTAAAGCTGCTGAATGACTTTCCAAAAGTAAAGCCGGTGTTTGAACTCCCGACCGAAAACTACCATTTATTTCATTCCAGTTAAAACGGTAGAATCCCTGTAATACTTTATTAGAGATAGTAATTTCTTTATGAAATTCGACTATCGGTTTATGTGTTATGTCTCTCATGGTTTTGTTGGAGGTGTTAAATCTTCTTCAAATTGCTCGAGGAAAGTATAAATGTTTACTTTTTTAATCATTTCTAATTTAGACAAATCACCTTTTGCCATACTTAGAATCACTTTAGAAAATCCATATTTCTTTTTTGGTTTAGACGCTCCCGGCTTTGGTTTTGGGAAAGCTTTTGGAAACCTTTTTACCAGGTTATTTTTGCATCCAAAATATGCCATTTCTATAGCTAGTAATTTTTGAATAGAAACCCTTGCAAACGGTGCGGCCTTTTCATGTAACTCGTTTTTATCGAATACAGGTCTTGACTTTGATTCAGTGTACAATACAGCACACATATAATGTAAAAATTCAATATTCTTAGTTTCCCGCCACTTAATGTGCAGATCATCAACAACGGCAAATTCATCTGCAGTTATGTTTGCGATTCTGTTTTGTGGAGGGAAATACTTTCGTTTTTTTACCTTGATAAATTCCGGAAAGATAGTCCGGTTATTCTCTTTAAAAATATACTCATAAGTTTTATGCAGATCAGAAAGCGGAAAGCTTCTAAGTATAATTCTGATTTTGGCTTTTTTAGCAAATTGCCACCATTTGATATCATTTAAAAGAAAAAAAAGTTTAACATAAAACTTTACATTCGTTTCAGTTGTACTAAAAAGCAAGGCAATTTTTTCTAATTGTCTACTACTCATTTCATCCCATGATTTGGGAATATATAATTTTACAGTTTTCATTCCAAATCAATATTCGCTTCACGCAAAAGCTGTTTTTCTTTTAACATGATTTCCGCAACTGTTTTCCCAAATTTGGTATAAACAATTTCATTTACCACTGAGAGCATTTCAATTTCTTCAAATTGCTGGGCTTTCTTTTGCTTTAAAACCAATATTTCTTGCGCTAAACTCATACTAAAGGATTTACTTTTTTATACTTTTTATACACTGATCTTCCGGCAAAAAACAGTATCACTGGAATTATGATCCAAAGAAAATTCCATAAACTAATCGCTTGCCGATTTGTTTCTTTTTTAGCTTCTTTTTTCTTAGCCTCGGCTTTTATTTTAGCAGCTAATTCAGTCTTTTGTTCGGCTGTCTTTTCCTGTTTTGTTTTTAGGAATTCTTCGGAATGTTGGGAATTCTGAGAATTATTACTGCTCTTATCATTTGTTTTTTTACTGACAATTTTTGCATTGTCCAGGATATGTTTTTTCCCATTTGGATCAATGTAGGATGCTGGCTTTGAAATATCTATTGGTTCTATGCTTGTTTCTTCAATTTGAATATCCTTTTGATCAGTAAGATTTGTAAAAGACCATTTCTTTAAATTAAAGTCCTGATTTAGGATTTCGTGGGAATTCCCGGAATTCCTGAAAATTCCTGAAAAATCCGTTTTTACTTTTTCTTCATTTTTACTAACGTTAGACTTTCTTGCACCACAAGAACTTACCACAGATAAAATTGATAATATTGCTAAACTAAATACTATTGTATTTCTCATTTTTAAATAATTATATAGTTGTTCTTGTCCCTTTTTTTATTCTGAAGAATTCGCCAATTGCTAAATCCAATTTTGTCGAAATGTGGCATGTCCTTAAACGTCGTCCAATTACCTCCCCAATTCCAACCATATTTAGCAAACACTTTAACACATTCATCCCAATCAGATATTTTGTCGTTGTCCCAATCAGCATGAGTGTCCCAACTAGCCGTTTTGCCATCGATAATCAAAACGATATCCACAGCAAACCCGTAATTGTGAATTGACTGGCCACCTCGGGCATTAGTAACTTTTGGACGTTTTTTATATAAGGCATCCTGCTCTTCAAAAGTTCTTAAACCTTCTGATATTCTGACCTGTGAACGTCCAGTTAAAGCCTCATTACATTCATTTATAATAGCGGTCATTTCTTGGCGCACACTAGGATGCAATTTTGAAATTCTTAATCCGGTTGCTTGATCCATTTTATAGTTATTTAGTTATTATATTACCCGAATCTGAAAAGAGATTCTTTATTTGAAAAGTTATTAATCGCCGAATTGGTCTGATAAAGTATTTCACAAAATCATTATTATTACCGATAACTTCCATGTTTTCTAAAATGGAAACAACTTCAATATAAATCATTATACAAATCATCGAATCACCAAATAAATTGGAATATTGATCCCCAAATTTGCTATCGCTAACGCTTTTAATATTCAGCAGAACCATTCCAATAATAATCGAACCACCATATTGTATGAATTTTGTAAATGTTTTACGAAATCCTTCCGAGGTTCTCGTAGTTTTAGTCAATGTTGCTTTTGTCACACCAAAGACAAAATCCAAAACAAAAAGTATAAATAATCCTATCAACAAACTTCCATCTGGGGTATATTTTAAAATCATTAGTTTAATTTATTATAGCATCAATGCAATGCTTTTCAGTTAGAATATAGACTAGTACTTTCCCGATTTTGGATAGTTTGTTTTGTTTAATGTTTTTCCCCAGAACACCCGATATCGTTTCATTGATGTTTCCGAACTGATAACCATCTGGCAGGATTAAAGTTTTATTCCAAAGCGTTCGGAATTCTCTGTTCGCTAGTTTATCAATAGTGATTGCGGAATCACGGAAATAGCCTGGCGAAGCCACTAGCGCAAAATTTATTAATGATAATGGCAGATACAAGGCATATGCAATTAAATAGAGTAAAAAATTTATCATAATTCTAAGTAGTTAATTCCCAATCTTCGGGTTCGCAACCCCAAATTGTTTTCCCGTCAGGATATAAATTTGTTTGAGTATCAATAAGCAAAGCTATCTGAAGCTTTTTATACTCCCTTTCTTCTCTTGTTAGTCCCACAAGGTCTGCAGCATAATTGTCTTCAATATATAATTCGGTCGCATCAATCTGCTCATTTGTCCAATGGACATACTTCGAAAATATCGCATTTTCGGTATTGTCTAAATTCCAGTCTATTACAAGAAATTTTCTTCCTGTTTCCGTTCTGTCATCAGGACGTACTTCAACTTTAATTTTACTTAAGGATCCATTTCTGTTTTGGATAATCTGGCGTTTTGTTTGTATCATTTAGTGTGGTATTTAATGATTATTGTTATTAGTAAACTATTTTTCGATCTCCCGTTGCAGTCTTATATTCACAGCCAACAGGCAAGCCACCGGTTAATGCAGCTGCATTGTCCGGATAAGTAGGCATGTTGTTCCAAATCATAAATCCGTTTTCATCGATATAAGCCCTCACGGTTTCAGTTTGCATATTTGATCCTGAGGCTGTTTTTGCTCCCGTAATAAATCTTAACCTACTTTTTGCGTTACCTTTTCCAGTGCCGGCAACTAAATCTAAATTTCCACCGTCCAAATTCGAGGCACCAGTTGCGTTATTTTGTTGGTAATACATATCCCCATTAGTGGTTGTATACACATTTCCATTAGGTGCAACCGCAAGACTTTGATAATTTCTAACAGTTTGCCCCATTGCAACAAAGTTTCCCATTCCGTTACTCTGTTTATATATATCAGCCCCGGCACCAGTCGTACATGCGTAAATGTCACCGGATGGGCTTGCAGCCATTGCTTTCCATATCCTTGATGTTTGACCTAACGCAACAAAATTTCCTGTACCACCGGTCTGTTTATATATATCACCATTAATAACACATGCATAGATATCACCATTTGGAGCTGCACAAATCCCTCTCCAATTTCTTGATGTTTGACCTAAGGCCACATAAGTTCCAGTTCCGCCTGTTTGTTTATAAATATCCGCACTACCTGAACAAGCATATACATCACCATTTGGAGCGACAGTTATGGCTTCCCATCCAACGGTAACACCAGTAGATACAACAGTAAAAGTTGAAGCGGCTAACGTCTTTTTAAAAATGTTAATTCCCTGTTGAATAACATATATGTCTCGATTTGGTGCGGTAGCCATAGAATTCCATCCGTATAAACCTAATTGACCGATGGCAGTAAAAATACCACCACCACCGACTTGTTTATAGATATCACCACCACTTACACCAGCATAGACATCACCATTCAAATCAACAGTAATCGACGACCAGTTTCTCGATGCTTGGTTCAGCGGGATAAAATTGACATTAGCAATGTAGTTTATTGTTCTACCGGCTGAAATCCGCAAATTTCGACCAACTGTTGTGTTATCAGAATCTTCAATACCTATCTCTCGATCAGCTTGATAACCTAAAGTGATATCTTTTAATGGAGTATTCATAGTCCCTATACCCAAAAAAGTTCCGTTATCAAATAGTCTACTAACGGTCAAAGTAGTTGCATTTAAAGACTTCGTGACATAGTTTGCAATTCCTGTAAATACAGTCTGTTTTGTAGCTATGCTTGTGTTTATTGCAGTTAAATCAGTATCATCCAATAAAGTACCGTTACGATTCTGAAAAGTGTAAGTTCTTGATGCAGTATTTGCATTGGTAAAAAAAGATGTGAATGTATTGGCAACGTTTCGCAATCCAAATTTACCCGTCAAAAATGTTTTGATTCCTGATACATTTTGATCTGTAGATTGCGTTAAATAAAAAGTGTCAAAATAAGTTTTCAGAGTTGACTTTATAGTTGAGAATTTCCAATATTTTGTTTTGTTTGAATCTTCACTATCAGAAACGCCAACTTTATCATTATCATTGATAGTTACTTTTTCGGATGCTGAACTGATTTGATATCCTAATTCTGCAGCAACTCCAACATATTCCAATCTAACATTACTAGAATCATTTGCGTTTAGATTGAATTGAACAACTTCATTATTCTTTACTGTAAAATTCAAGGTATTCGGAAAAAATATTTTCACATTACCAGTACCTGATAAATGCCACAGCTTTACGTCGTGACCTGTTTTGTTTTTGATAAAGAAAGGTTTTCCCGGACGCATAAATTCGCCTGAAACCTGAATTGATTTTACGTCTGTGATTGCACCTGTAAGAGAAATAGAACTTCTAACATCAATTAATTCGATACGTTCAATAACTGCGGTCGCACCGTAACTAGCTATAAAATCCTGACTTTCCATTTTTGTTACAAAAGTTTCAATCGGAATAACAGGTTCGTCAATTAAATCTCCAAAAACTGAAACGAAAGAAATTTTTATGGTATCCGGCGGTGTAGCAGGTTCTTCTGCAGAATCAATACTTTCGGTTCCCTGAATTTTGACTATTGTGGCAAATTTGGTGAATACTAAAATATCTATTCTTTTAAAACCTTCTGAAGCAACTGCAATTGTAGTTTCGAAAGCATCCGGATTTGTCAAGACTTGGTGATTGATCCTACAAGTAAACGCAAAAGCTGCAATTGTCATTTTATTCAAAGCTTTAACAACAGCGCCATGAACTAAAATATCATCTGGGAATCCGATATCCTCAATCTTATCTAAAAGTTGTTGTGCTGTCAATTCACAGCCACCTTTATCTGTTTTTAATCTCCAGTTATCGTCTGGATCATGTGGGAATGGGTTATTTGATGCTAGAATACTCATAAGGCTAAATTCAATATTTGTAAATTTTTTAAATAGGACATTCTTAGATTGAAAGTATTCCTGGTGTATCGTATGGTGTATATCCGGAACCTGAAGAAACTGATTTCTTAATTGGTGATTCGCATTGATTGAACTCAGATAAATTCGATTCTATTAGGTCTCTCGCCATTGCTAAATATTGAGAACCATTATTGATCTGTTTATTGACAAGATTTGTAATCTGATCAGAAGGTTTTCCCGAACTGGCACTTTCTTTTCTTCCATCTACGAAAGTTTGAAAATTGACGCGAAGACCGTTTTCATCCAAAAGAAATAAACCTTCATCTGCGACTTTTGCCACAGTAAATGCCACAATAGCTTTTTGAATTTCAATTTTAACATCGTTTACAATACCGGAAACATCAGTTTTTAAATGCTCTAGTAGTTCCGGACAAAGCAATGTCTTTACATATTGATCTTCAACTTGTCGAATGGATGGTTGAAGTGCTAAAAAGGTTTGTCTTGAGTTGAAAATACTATAGTATTTATCGAAGATTGCCGTGTTTTTAACTAGTAATTCTTTGTTTATGGTACCAAATTCTGCAGTCCAATCGGGAAAAACATCCGGATTCTTTTCAAGGATCTCCAATAAGTAATCCATTGCTTCGTGACCAGAGCGCAAAAGTTCTCGACGCATGTCATTATCACGCCACCATTCAGTTGATTTTCGTTGATCATTATTAATTGTACTTGTTCCCGAACCATCAATAATTACTGAAAGAAAAGGAAAGTAAATAAACATACCAAAGTTGGTTATTGCATTACGTAAATGCTCACGCGCTTCATTCTTTACGGCAAACGAGATATCCGGAGGTGTAGCTTCATTTGCTAAAAAAACATGAAGACTACCTACATATTTTCTTGTATAGGCATTGAATGCTTTAGTTATATATGGTTCAAAATCTGCAAAAATGAAAGACTGTGATACCGTTACATATTTTTTTAAATCGGCTGTAGTTTCTAGTATCATTATGCTGCGCTGTTTTGGGTTCCTGTTGGGTTTTTATCAAGTGTCGTTAACACAGTGTTTTCAAATCCTGCATTAATTGTTTCATCGTACTGATTATAATCCTGGACGAAATAGAATATTTCTAATGTTGTTTCGCGATTGGTTTTGAATAAAGCACAAAGTATGTTGAACGCTGCGTTTTTATCTGATCCGGATCCCGCGCCAAGTTTTCCGCCCGGTATTCCGGCACCAATTAAAGAGGGATCAACGCCCAATGAAAAAAGCACCTCTGAGTTTGCAGCCTCGGCTTCAGGTAAATAAGAACCGTCTTTTAGTTTATCATCAATGGCAGTAATAGTTATTGCAGAAACCTGTTCGCCTTTAGCATTTGTATATTTCATTGCTTGGATAGACTTTCCGGCTTTTTCGTTTCCAACTAGACTTGAATTTATGGAATCAACTAATTCAGTTCTAATTTTTTTTCGTTCCTCGACTTTCATCCTGGTCCATTCCTCTGCATATACATTTTGATAGTATGTTTCATCAACTTCGATTAAAAACTTAATCGTCATTTGATTGGCAAACAATGCTTTTTTAAGAGCAGGAACTGAGTTTGCTACATCTAACCATCCTGATTTTAAAATTGCATGCCATTCACTTTCAGGATAATACGCTTCATCAATTAAAGGATAAAATACAGGTCTTATAAACTTGGTAATTTTATTTACTTTGCAGTATTCACGAACTTCATCAGCAGACCAGTAGCTATCAATCAAAGGAATTTTTTCAACGAATTCAGACTCAACATCAACAGAACTTCCTTTTCCAAACTTCTCAGAAATATAAACGTGCTCTACTAATCCACTTTCTTCGTTCATCATTTCGAAACGACACCATGCAGCTTTTTGACGCTTTACACGGTTGATTGTCGCGTAATTCTCGGAAAGAATGTATTCTGGAAATGCGATTGAAAACCACTCAAGATCTGCAATGGTTTCTTTCCAAAAACGGGACATTTGTGATTTTTTGAAAAAAGCGTTGATTTCAGTAAGCTCCGAACCCGGAACCATTTTAATTACTTTTTTTCCATCTTCGGTAACATCATTTCTAAATAAGATCAGACCGTTACCATAATGCGCTTTACGCAAAAATCTTAAAGAAGAAGACGCGGCACCATTTTTCTTTACTTCCTTTAAAACTTGTTGGGGATAATCATTGTTTTTTCCCCATGAAGCTATCTCACCTTGTTTGTCTTTTACGTCGACTTTTACTGCTGTAACAGTTCCATCCATTTTATCAATGGAATTTTTGAACGATACCATTGCCGGTGAACCATTAAATTCGGTTATGGCGATATGATTACCTATGAATTCGGTATTTGACATTAGTAAATGATTTCTTTATTGTTAATACTTATGATAAAATCAATGATAACTGTGACAACACTATTGTCTGACAGTTCAATATTTCGGGTTCTGTTTGCGAAATGATTAGCATTTTTAGTTTTTTTGACCGGAGTTAAAACATTTTCGATTGTATCTCGATGGATTCTATTCGGATTCTTTTCTAAAAGAAGTCTCGCACCTAAGTATGATTTTAGTTTTCCTCCTTTTTTTGAGGTAGAATTAAAAGTTCTATAGGTCATATCAAACGGAATTAGCGTTCCTCTTTGATCCTTTTGATTTAGGATTGCCAAACCTTCTTTTAATGAAATCTTTTCCTTTTGCATACCGCTAAATTCATTCTTCGACAGTTTTTAAAATAGGACAGTATTTTTATGCTCAGAATTGAATCAATTACATATACTTTTTCTAGTATTTAAAATCTTATTCTTTTGAAAATCAATTTTTTGAGCCTTTAAAAAATAAAATAATTTATATTTTTCGACAAAAAAGCACGCCTGTCCCTATAAATTTCCACACTTTCCAAACCCAAAAGATCAGGATATATGAAAATGCATGGTTTAGAAGGTCTGAATACGGCTTTCGGACAGAAGGAGGCTCGAACCCTTGAAGATGTCATTGTACATCGTCATGATCGGAATATCCATTGCATCGGTAAGGTGTGGCGCGTGTTGCTGTGGAAACAAGGGGTTACGCTCGTCTTTCTTAACCTTTTCGATTCCTCCATTTAAAGATTCCTTAGCTTCGGTACGCTCGAGTGCAATGATCAGATCGGGATTGTTATGCTCATTGATTCGGATCTTAGGTAAGCGCGTTTGATGTTCTTTAAGCATTGCATTAAGCAATAGATACTTATCGGTGTGTGTGGGTGCTGCACCTTTGGTCATTGGATAGACAGTCCAACCATGTTTAGTCAGTACATCAGTGATCTGCTCAAAGTAGGTTCGGCTATCGTTTGGGAGTCTATTGTTACCGTCATGCCCCCCATACAAGTAGACGAACTTTTCCTGGTGCGGTCGATAGTAAGGTATAACCTGCTCAATAAACAAATCATCCAATAGCTTTGGTGACTTAACAAAGAATGACTTTAATACTCGGTATGTATCTTCTTGTGGCTGAGAGACAACACAACAATTAAATACACCAAAATCAACGGACATAATCAGAGGTTCATTAGTTCTTACATCATTATCCTGGTTAGAATTGAAATGTTCTGATTTGGCTACAACGCCAATTGTCTCGAGATAACTATTATTGTAGTCAGTATAGTAGTGTTTTGCCGGAATAAGATTACCATAGAATCCGTCTACAATTTCTTGTGGTCGAATATTTAATATCTCGGCATTATATAGAATCTCAGATACTGCCTGATCACGCATTTTTTTAAACCATGCGGGATTAAGGTAAGGATTTGATAACGCTGAAGCTTTTATAAATGCGTACTCTTTTGGGTTCTTTTTTGCCACTGCTTCCATATCAGTGAACCACTTTCCTTTTTTATTGATTGGTGTTGATGAAACATAGAATTCTGACCCTAAGAGAGAGCATTTTTTAAATATTTCCTTTTGCGCCCTATTAGTGGTTTTTACATTTGTAAACAGTTTTTCCGGATCCAATAAAGCCGCTTCATCTCCCAATTCCGCATAAGAATTTAGACCACGGCCAGAATTGGGGTTATCTAGCGAAACAAGCTGAAAAATTGCCCCATTAGCAAAGTGAATGATATTGTTCCATTGGTTAGGTGGCTGATATGGCATTTCAAAACCCATTTTTTTACCAGATCTTCCAACAACATAATCGACATCCTGAAACAAATTAAACATTGCCAAACCTTCAATGGCTGATGGCAATGTTCTGGATAATATCTGTGAATAAGTAGAACCAACCAGGGCGAATGATGCTTTTGGCATCTGTCGGACTAATTCGCGCTTATGATACCCGAAAATGGTCGATTTACCACCCCCACGACCAATCTCAGCATATTTGTTTTTTTGCGGTGCCAGAACCGTCGCTAGTTGTGGAATGGTGAGTTTTACAAACTTCTTGTTACTGATCATCTTCTTCGTCTGATTTTATTTCCTCATGTTCGATATCAGTTACATTCAAATTATTAAAGTCAGCTGATCCACTGGATAGCATCTCTAACAGTCGCTTTTCAACTTCTTTATCCACATTAACATGAATTTCCATATTTTCAAACTTCTCAGCATTAAATTCCGGATTATCCTCTTTAGCCAAACCACCATATTCGGCAATCAATTTCAAAGCTTTACTTTCGTTTATTCTATCGCCTTTCTGAATACATCTTTTCAAAAAATCCCTTGTATGCTCTAACCATATTGCACGAGAACCTTCTGTGTCAGCTTTTAAAATATTTCCAAAAAGCTTTTCAGAATTCCGAATATCAATGTATGCTTGTGCCTGTGATAAATCTTTTTCTTTCATCCATTTATTTACAATCTGCTGAGATGAAAAATGGTTTAATTTTAGTGCAAAAATTTCATTCAATCTGTTGAGAATATCTGTATTGGTCTGGCTTAAAGGAAAATGTTCCGGATTTATATAATGAGCCAGAATTTTATCGAATGTGCTATCGCCACGCTTTAGCAGCATACTGCGTTTATTAGTACCCATCAATTAAGTTGCTTATGGTAATTAATGTTTCGTTTTTATTGATCAGATTTTGCTCCTGCTTATTAATCATGCGCTCAATTTTTGCTCTATTAGCAACATTATCAGCGTTATTTAGTAATACCCTATTTTGTTTTAACCTGGTGTTTAGTTTAGAAATTGAAGCATAAAGAAGTTGTTGCCGCTTCAATAGTCCTGCAGGTGTCAATTCAGAAAACTCAGATTTTGGAGTGTCAGAAATAATTCGTTTTTCCAAAAACAAATCAATCTTTTGCCAACATAATTCGTTCTTTTTGAAATTGGAGTGAATTCGGATTTGAATTGCTATGGCGGCTTTTTCCGCATGCTGCGGAAGTTCATTTAGTTGAACTTTTAACATACAATTTTCCTTAAATAATTGGTTTGCTTCAAGTAATACAGGTCGCAAAGTTTCAGGAAGTTGATGAAATAAAACAGCTTGTTTTTGATCGTTTTTAGGAACTATTTCTAGTACCGGCTTTACTATTTCTAAAACTGTCTTTTGTACATTCGAAACAAAGACATTCTGATCATATTTTTCAATGAATTTATTCAATTCATATTTTAGCTTTTCCCTATTAAATGAATTGTTTTTCTTTTTGAAGTTTTTTAAAAGCAACGAATTATGCTTTGGTAGATTACCATAAATGATAATTCCAGTAGCATAATCACAGCCGTCTTTAATCCAATTTTGTAAAATTTCCATGTACAAATATGGAAAGTGTGAATTCTTTACAATAGGACATAAAAAAACCACTCATTTGAGTGGTTATGTGATTCTTTCTACTTCCTGTGTCTTTAAATCCAATTCAGTTTTCAAACACCATCCAACTTCCAGACTTTTTCGAATTTCGTAGATTGTTCTATCATCTTTTTGAATTTCACAGTAGCTTTCAACTACATAGCTAAATCGTTTGTAATTCAATTCAATAAGAATATCGTTTAATTCATAATCAGAAATACAATTAGCCGGAAATAGTCTAAAAAGCAATGCAAGTAAATCACGTGTAGTCAATTTTAAGTTAGCACTTTCCGGATTACTTGGTTTGAAGTTTTCAATTAAAAAATCGGTTATAGTTTCAATATAGTCAAGCATAAAAGTATTTTTTATCCAAATTTAATTATATTAAGATATTTTAAATAGGATAGTTAGAAGTTAAAGCTTCAGTTTTACGTTTATTACTATCACGGCTCGCACTCAGCACCATATTTTTATCATTATTAAACCAATTAAATCTTAAACGATATTCATCCAATAAGGAATTAGGATAGCTTGAAAGTAGAAACTTTCCTTTAATGCTACTCAACACAGAAAGCAATGAAGCAAAATGTTCCTGAGTATAACCACCATAATGCCCCTGATTTGCCCCTACATAAGGCGGGTCAATATAAAAGAAAGTTTCTTCAGAGTCTTGTTTTAAAATAAGCTCTATTGCATCTTTGCATTCAATCTGGGTTAATTCTAATCGTTTACTTAATTCTACATTGAACCCTTCTTTTTTATTATAATTAAGAGTACTTTCTTTACTTCTAGTTGTTGCGCTCCTCCATGAACCAATTTTATTTGAAAATCCTTGAATAGTGCCAACCCAGAAAGCCCATGCACGATGAACAGGTTTAAAGATATAGGGAATTTCATAAATTACCATTGCATTTTTATATACTTCCCTGCTATAGGGAGTTGATAAAATCAGATCCTTCAATTCAATGAAATTCGTTTTTAGTTCCTGATAAAAATTTACAACATTTCCGTTTAAATCATTTATTATTTCTACTTCAGACTGTTCTTTTGCCCAAAATACTGCGCCTCCTCCAAAGAATGGCTCAACATATATTCTGTGTTTAGGAATGAGTGGAAGAATGTGTTTTAACATTGATTGTTTGCCTCCATAGTACGAAATTGGTGTTTTAAGTTTTGTTTTTACTGGTGTACAGGTACTTAAGTTGTTTAAATTTGACTTCATTTTTTGTTCGATTTTTGATTGATGATGATTATATTTGCAATTCTCAGGATAATTTAAAAACATAATAAAGCCACCATAAGAAGACTTTTGTCCTCCAACGGTGGCTTTGTGCTAAATTAAATTACCCTGAGAAAGTATTAATTTGTTGGAGGACTTTTTTTTCCTTCCTCCTAGGATTTATTACCTTATTTTAAGGTGCAATTACGGTTAGAATATCACCTTTATAGATTGGTGATGGTCCAAAATTCTTATCAGTGATCGTAATTGTTGCAGCGTTTTCACCTTCAGCTAGTCCCTCAACAATGTGTTCACCTTTAGCACGTGCAGGGAATTTAGAAGAACCTAATTGGCGAACGTTTCCGGTACCGAATTCTTCTACTAACACTACTAATTTTTTGTTTTTAATCCAACGCAAGTACCCCAATACTTCAGCTTCAGAACCTGAAATTTTGTAAACATAATCGTTTTGGTATAAACCTCTTCCAGGTTCTCCGATTTGTACCGATTTAATATTTCCACTTTCAGTAACAGTTTCTACTTTAAAAAACTTCTTTCCTGCTTTAAAAACGTGGTCTGGTGTGATTGTGGCTAAATCGGCAAATGATGTTGCTACATTTGCGGGAACTGGATCACACATCTTTTTAGGATCGTTTATAGTTGTAAAATCATTACGCTCAGCATAATAAATTGTATCAACAAATCCTGAAACAGGTTCGCAGCTTTCGCCTCCGATATCTTCTAATGGTATCATATTAGACTTTTTTTATGAAAGGGCTATTTCCAATAATTAAAGTGGCCATAGCATCATCATTGTTTAACAATTCTTCCTTTGAGTATAAAACTCCAAACACTTTTAACTTTGTCGGAATTCGATCACTCAGCATGTAGTTTCTTCCATTAAAATGAAAGATTCCATTTGCTTTTTCAGCAGCTACTTTATCCGCTTCCGCCTTTTCAGCTGCTGCTTTCTCAGCTTCCGCTTTTTCAGCCGCTGCTTTATCCGCTTCCGCCTTTTCAGCTGCAGCTTTATCCGCTTCCGCTTTTTCAGCCGCTGCTTTATCCGCTTCCGCCTTTTCAGCTGCAGCTTTATCCGCTTCCGCTTTTTCAGCCGCTGCTTTATCCGCTTCCGCCTTTTCAGCTGCTGCTTTATCCGCTTCCGCTTTTTCGGCCGCTGCTTTATCAGCTGCTGCTTTCTGAGCTTCCGCTTTGTCAATAGTAGATAAAGCTTGATCAGTTGTAACACCAGCATCTTTTGATACTGGTGTTTGCTTTTGTTGTTGCTTTGACATAGCCAAATATTAAGGGGTTACTACCAAGTTTTCAGAATCGTAATACAATTTGTTTTGTACTGCAATTCCTAAACCTCTATCTTCATCACCAAAAGTGGCAACATAAACCAATTGATTGATAAGGAAATCATAGCCTAAGAAAAACTCCATGAAGATCTTCAATTTATAATCTAAAACCTGAGTTTCAGTTATAGCCGGCTTATCAAAAACATCAATTAAACGAACCATGTTACCATCAACAGTAGTAAAAATGACATCATCAGGAATACTTGGTAAAGCAACAATTTCCATTTTAGTTAACGGTGTTTTCATGTTTCCATCAGCTGTATAGTTTACGTTAGTACCGTATTCTTTTTCATACTGATCCGCAAAAGTCATTGCAAGAGAATCACTCATAAACAATTGTTTACATTTTTTACGAGTTTTCTTTGGCAGTTGTTTTTCAAATGATTTTACTTCATCTAAAATATTTACGGCAGTGATTGCATTCAGTGGAATTTTAAATGCAGGATGCAATACATTTGTTAATGCATTTTCAATTTGCTGAGCAATACCGTCCAATGATGAACCAAACTCACCATCTGCATTCGCATCATCACGAACTCCAGTTTGTGACAAATCTTCCAAATCATCAACAACTTTTGCCATAAGCTCAGTGATGATGTATTTAGAAATTGGATGCTCTGCAGCTGTTTTTCCAGTTGTATAGAGTTCGGCTAACCATGAATTCAAAATTTCAGAAGGAATTACCGGAAAATTGACTTTGTGATGGTAGTTTTGAAGCATTTTATGCTTGAATTGAGCCTCCCCAAGTTCTTGCCATTCTGCTTTATAACCTTGAACTACTCGAGTAAGGATAGAATGAAACTGAGGAAATTTGCCTTTAATGGCGGTCAATACTTTGCAATACTTATTCAAAGTTACCTCACCAGAATAAACACCGGCAGCAATAACCTCGGTATTGTTTTTCACGTATTCGTTGACTTCCTTAGCAACGTCTTGTACAGAAATTGTTGACATATTAATTATTTTATAGAATTAGCGATTTGATTGTGAGATGCTTCAGAATCTACAAATTCATTAATCGTTTCTGTAGATGGACCTACTTTAATAATAGTAGGTTTAGTTGCGTCGTTTTTACCCATTGCCTCAACTTTTGCACTTAATGCAGCCGTTTTTTCGGTTAATGTTCCCGTAACATCTAAACCCGCAGATGTTAGCATAGTGTCAATAGATGTTTCAATTGCAGTGACAGTTTCTTTTGAAGCTGTTAATTGATCATTTAGATCCGTATTTGCCTTTGCTGCATCTAATTCCGTTTGTAATTGCGTATTGGTTGATTCCAATGTTGCAAATTCATTTTCCAAAGCATCCAACTGTTGTGCATTTAAGTAGCTTCCTTTTTCTTCAGTTGAAGCCAATGGAGCATCTAAACCCAAAACAGCTTGTACTTTTACAAGTTGTTTAGACATATCTATATTTAAATTTTGATTACTTGATTTTTTGGCCAATTCGAAAACTTTATCGATTGCCGTTTCTAATGTTCCAATTTCATCAACCAATCCCATTGTAATAGAATCAGTAGCAGAATACGTTTTACCAGTAAAGACTTCGTCATTCACTTTTGCGCGTACTTTTTTGATGTCATTGATAAAATCTTCAGTTATAGGATCTAACTGATTTTTGATATAAGGTTGTGGATTCCCTTTTATTAATTCCTCGTAATCCTTGTTTTTATCCGTAGATTTTGTGGCATATTCAGAAATTACTTTTGCACCTTCTTTTTCATACCATCCGGTAAAATCAATGAAATAGATCATTGCACCAATACTGCCAATATGATCGGCACGTTTGTTTGCAATAATATAATCAGAGGAAGAACCTATATAATAGGCAGCAGAACACATTAAACCATCAGTATAAGAAACTACTGGTTTTGGGTATTCACGCACATAATCGTAAAATTCAGGAGTTCCGGCAACTTGACCACCACCACTATCGATATCCAAAACAATTCCTTTACAGTAAGGATCATTTTTATAACGATCCATAACACTCATTTTAGATTTGGTTCCTTGTGGTCCACATTCTTGTGAGTATTTGTAAATAGGATTTTTTAAATCAATAACCAGTACATAATCATTATTGTTGTCGCTATTACTAAAAGTAGATGCAACAACAGGAGATTTTCCAAGTGGAATAACAAAGGCTTCCGGTTTTTTATCTTCTTTTTCAATTTTAATGGAGTTCCCTTTTAAAATTGAATTCAAGGAAGGCAAAAGAGAATGTCCATATGGTTCATGAATAAACCAACGGCCATTAAGTAGAGAATGTAAATTATTTATACTCATTTGTAGAATGCTTTTTGCACTCTACAAATTTTCGTTTATTAAGGATCTTAAAATAGGACAGTGTTTTTATGGAGTATAATACACTGGTCTTTTGCGGGTTTCGCCTTTAATTTTAACCTCTGTGTAGGATTCACCATCGATTTTCGTACCATCATTTACTTTGTAATTCATGTAAATCGGTTCGAGATTAGTTCCGTATAGTTTCTGAAAATCATTATTTAACTTTCCTTTTCCAACACAAGGTTTATTGGCATATTGTTCCAAAAGTTGTTCTAAAGCTTCGCTCCTGGTTATTAATCTAAATGAAATTGAAATCTGTTGAATTTCACCATCTGAAGATTGTTTTGGATCAACATTGACGTCAATACTATCCGGATCAATTAATCCTTCAACATCATTTTCAAACGGAGTAAACACAATGTCCTTTGAATTTGTATCTGTAATGACAATTGGCCAGTTAGATGTTTCGTCCAAAAGAAAAAGTTCAAATTCTGCAAATCCGGGTAATTTTTCTTCGCAAGTAAAATTCATAATTTTTAATAATTTATTTTTATAAAACTGTCGTATTTTGCCACCTTTATACATGCGGTGTTTGGCGTTTTTTCCACTACGAATAAACTACGACATTTAACTTTTTAACTTTTATTTTTTCCTCGCAGTGCCTTTGATAGTTGCGATACATACTTTCTAACTTCATTTCATTTTCATTAATATCATATAAAAGCAGAAACAATTTTACACTTTGCCATGCATTGGTTTTACCTTTTGCCAATTCTACATCAACAAAATTGTGAAAATCTTCAAAAAAAAGCCTTTCAAGACAAACACCCAGAAATTTAAGTTTGTTTCGACTAACAGAAAAACCTTTTGTATTAAAATATAATTCCGGGATATCCATTTTATATTTATCAAAACCTTTAAAGTCGATATCGGAAGTGTCAGCCTTATTACTTATCAATTCCAATAAAAGTAAACCCAAAAATGTCTTCTTAGAAATAGTGTGAATTTCACCATATTTTTTAGTAAGATATTTTTTGACTGGCTTCTTTACCGGAATAGAAATTTGTATCATTTACATCATTTTTAGCGTGTTACGAATTTACGACAAAAATCAAAAACATATTAAAAAAAACATATGTTATATCAAAAAAGCGTATAATTTTCAAAAAAAAAGTTCCACAGTTCCACATTGCTATAAATCAACAAGTTAACAATTTTAAAAGGTGTTGAACTTGTGGAACTTGATTCGAAAATGTAGGAACTAAAAAAAATAGTTCCACAAGTTCCACAAAAGTTCCACAATTAAATTAAACAATATTTAATGTTTAATATATTGTATATCAAATAGATAATATCTATTAAAATAAGTAATATTTTATTTGTGGAACTGTGGAACTTTTTTACTCGTTTATTTTATGCAAATCAAAAATTTGAAAAATTTTTATAAATCAGGGGGTGTGGGGGATTGATGAAAAACGAAATCCGGGGTATAGTTGGTTCCTGGTGTTATATAAAATTTAATATGAATGCCCGAGGTGTTAAAATCGGTGGCCAGTCGTGCGAAATAATTACAATGCTCTATATGTTACAATTTGGAACCATCAAATATTGCATTTAAACCTAACTTTGTAGCCCTAAATTTGAGCGCTATGACAAGTAAAGAAAGAAATGAAGTTGAGGATCACATTATTAAAACAGCCGGCTTTGACCAAACAACAAAGGGCTATCAGGCAATTAAACTGCTTTTTAATAAAAATGAGTGGGATTTTTGGTTGCTGCTTGAGCCACAATTACATCAAGATTTAGCGATATGGTTGCAACAGATTGGTTTAAAAGTTGAAATCAGAGCCGATAAAGTAAATTTGACTGAAGATGCTATAATACATTATTATAGCAGTGTAATGGGATTAAAAGCTGAACCCAGAGAACAGGAAAAAAGCTATTGGGAGCGTTACAACATAATTGTAAAGAAAGATTAAATGTGATAGTTTGTAAAAACAGAAAACCCTGCTATAATACAGGGTTTAAAACAAACAAAAAAAGCCAGGCTATTGAGCGGATTTTTTAGCTAAGGAATAAAATTATTTCATCTAAATAAAAAACTACTCCAAAATAAAGGGCTGCAATTATTAAAACGATGGTAATGACAGTATTGCGTTCTCTATTGATTTTAGCCAACTTTTTACGCAACTTTTCATTTTCCTCATCTCTGATATATTGATACTTATCTGCCATTTTATGAAAGTATTAATTTAATTGTTTAGTCTTTTACGGATTTCCGTTTTCTATCGTATCGCCATCAGCATCGCAATGCACTGGAGGATATCCATGTTTTCTAATATTTAAATACCGTAAAAAGTACCTCCAACAAAACTTTAAAAAACTTATTGGAGCATATATCATTATACAGAACATTGTAAAGCAAGTGATTACTCTGTCAGTATCCCCTGAAAACATAAAGTTTAGAAATTCGATCATGGCGATTTCAATTTAAAATGTTCTGCATTGGTCAATTCATCAAAGCTGTCAGAAAGCTGCATTAAAACAGTAAAATTATATGCAGTTATCTGTTTTAAAATAATTAGCATATTAGACGTTGTTGTCTGTTTTTCTAATTGCTCAGCTAATGAATTGTATTGTTCTCGTTTACTATAAAATCTAACTTCATTTTCATTGTAGATATACGCGCAAGAATAGGTTGGATTCAGGTGAACGAAGTGTTCGCCGTGTCCTGGTGTATGTAATGAAACCGCAGCTGCAATATTATATTTTCGTAAAATCTCTTTTATTTCTTCAGCTGCTACTTTTAACATTGTATCCGGTGTGTTCATCTTCTTCTGTTTTTTGGTGATTTTTGATATCTTGTTTTACTATTAAATAACTTCTGACGGTATTTTATTTGTTCTTCAGTTGCTTCGAAAACTTCAACGTGTGACACGTCCGGATTTTTTAATTCTTGAAGCATTTCTTCCTGTGAAAAAGGCTTTAATTTGCCATAGGATCCATCGTGGTGTATTGATTGCATAATTTTAGTTATAAGAGTTATTATGTTTTTTATAATTAAATTGCTTCAAATTCTTTACTTAAAACAATTATTTGCTCATTGATCGTTGTTTTGATTAAACTTATCAAGTAATCACTAAGCACCATCGGTAATTTTATTTGCTCTCTACCATCGTCCCAATCATCAAATTCAATTATTAAATTTGGATTTAGGGAAATTGGTTTTCTTTCTTTGCTTTCTTCTTCATTTGGAACATACTCGAAACATTCAAGTGCTTTTTTAAAATCATCAAGTTTTGATTTTACATCGTTTGCTTTACGTAATTGATCTAAGTTCATATCTAAGGTGTTATTGATGATAAATATTTATTGATCACCAAGTTAATAATTGAATAAAAAAATCGTCTTTCCGATATGCCAGTCTTATTGCAATTTAATCGGGTCATGAAAGCATTGCCTATATTCTCCCGATTCTAACACATTACAAATAGCTACCTTGCCGACAAGCAAAGATTTCACATAGAATATGGCGTTATGCTTTAATTTTATTTACCATCTGAATCATTTGGATTTCATTTTTTTGAATATTAACCATCGTATTTGCGATATCACAAACTGCTTTTGCTTGAGGGATCATTCCGGGATTTGTAGATACCTTTTTTAGCATTTCCATCAGGGTCTCTTTTACGATAGCATTTTCTTTAGTTGGCTTATAATTAGAAACTTCGACACTAACAGGAGATGAATCCTCTGAAGTTGTTGCTAATTGATTTTCTTTTTCCTGAGATTGTTCTATAATTTTTTGATTTTCCATTTCGTCATTTATTTTTAATTGCTCCGGAGTAATCTCCTGAAACTTGTGTTTTATTGGTTTATCATCGTCTTTAATTAAATCAGAAGTGTCAATTGGTGAAAATGTTACTGGGATCTCACCAGACAATTCCTCCAGGTACTTTTCTACTAAATGAAGTTCTAGCGAAAAAGATGTTTCTGTAGTAATTATCGTTACGGCTTTAGTGAAAATTTTAAAACTTTTAATTGTTATAACCTTATCCTTAAAAAAGACCGCTTTTCCGGTTACAGCTTTTAACTTCTGTTCAACTTCTTCAATTCTTTTTTCATGTGGCGTTTTCATTTTTCTTGATTGTTTTAATAAGTTTATTTTTTAGGGAGATAATTTCTTTTACATCTGCAGGAAGATTTAAAAACTTATTTTGATTTCTCCTGGCATGTTCATCCTTAGTCAGTAATTCAAGAAATTCTATTGTTGGTATTTCTGGGCATCCTGATTTTTTAACAACATTATATCCTTCAGGTATAGATCCATATTCTTTTTTCCACAACCATCGATTATAATGAACATATCCGTTTTCGGTTTTAATAAATGCCATTGGATAATCTTTTACTCTCCAAATTACAATCGTGCCTATTTCGTTGCTTCCGGTAAATTCCCATCTTTTTTTATTTGCTACTGCTAATCGACCAGATTTTTTATTACGATCATGTACTTTTTGAAGTTCTGTTTTGGTACGTTTTAAATTTAGATACCTTCTTTTTTTTTCGATGTGTTTTTTTGACCAACCTTTATTTTTAGGCCATTCATTTTCGAATATTTGTGCAAGCTCCACATCTCCAATGCTTTTATAGTTTTGTTTTAAAAAATCAACTTGGTCAGATGTCCAGTACTCTAAATCCATTCGTTTAAGTCCCATAGAATAAGCTAATGTGCGTACTCTTGTTTTTTTTAAACCTAAAGAAGAAGCGATTTGATCATTGGTCATACTTTGGAAATTTTCTCTAATAAATTGAATGTCCTGTTCGGAAAATTCAATTTTGCCATATTTACCAACCGTAGCCATTAGATAAAATCTAAAGGTTTTTCAATTCGCTCAAACTCTATTACCCAAACAAATGGATTTTTATTCCAGGAATCAGATCCATTTATAGTTTCCCAAATAATTTGAAATCCAAATTTTGCAGTTAGCCAATCAGTTTCACTTTCATGTTGTATTGCACCTTCAGCAATAGAATCTTCTTCAGATATATCCTGTAATCTTTCAAGCTTTACAGATTTCACTTTCAAGAAAATTCTACAAGCATTTTTAGGCATGAAAATCGATGGTTTCCATTTTTGGTATTTTTTTAATTTCTTTAGAGTTTCAGAGGTGTAATCTGTCTTATATACAAATTTTCGACTCTCAATATCTTGGCTGTAAAATGTTTCGCGAACCCAAAGGATATCGTCAACGTTAAAAGGTGAAGTGACTAATTTCTTGATATTGGAATCTAAATTTAAAAATGAGCAAAATATCTGGTAAGTCGGATTAATTGGGGTGTCAGAAATAAAAATTGTTAATCCTTCATATTTCCATAGATCAGGATTTTCATTAATTATTTCCAGGCCTTTAGTTCTGCGAGTTTGATTTTTCCTATCTTCCAATATTCCACTAACCATTGGAGTAGAATACAATATCGGTTTAAATACATTTCCCATAAGATTTAGAGATTAAGAATTACAATGGCACCACAAACAAGGAAGCCAATTAAAAACCATAATATTCGAGAAACTTTACAATCATTGCGATAGTCTCTCAATTCTTTTTGGTGTAAACAAGCTTCCTTGTGAAGCCCGCATACGGTGCAGTTACGATTCTTCATTGCTTGTTGTTGATTTAAATAACATTGGTTTTATGACATCAGGATCCTGAACCAATAAATAAGTTTTTACAGGATAAGGAGCTTCTTTCTTAAAGTTCTTTAAATCATAACCATTTGTTGTATATCCGTTACGATCCTGGTGCAACAATGGCGTTGTTATTCCGTAGTTATTTCTTATAGCCTGATATCCTTCAAGCCATGACTGAAAATCGTTGTATTCGCCCATTTCAACAACTTTAACCTCAATTGTAATTACATTTTCCATTTGTTTAATCTTTTAAGAGTTTAAAACTTATTCTTTTGTTTCAGCAGCTTCAGCCGTTGGTTTTGCAACAGAGTCATTTTCGAAGTTTCCAGCTTCGATTCTATAATTCTTTTGATTTATAGTTTTGCTGTAATGTGTTGATGTTTTGTTTTGATTGTCCAACAATACAATTAAAGGTTTCGATTCTTTTTGAAGCGTTTTAATAGCTTCTGTTGCTTCTTCTTGCTTCGAAGTGTTTAATACTTCAGATCTGTTTTCTAGTACCGTGAATCGTTTTCTTTTTAGCGATTCAGCTTTTGGAATTTCTTTTGTCATTTCAATTTCTATTTTAGGATTATTAAATATTTCATTATAAAACTCACGAGGATCTACTTTTAAAATTTCCTTTTCGTATTTCTCAATGCTTTTTCTTGCAGAAACACGGTCTGGCAGCCAACTTTCTTTTCTGATTTTTTTTAACGCCATAATTATTCTTTTCAATTATTGGTTTACGCCTATTAATTATTTCTACATCATCAAATATTCCCGCTAATACCCAAATCTGATTTGTGCTGTATAACTCTTTAAAAACTTGCATATCAGTATTTTCATGAAAGAAATACGGTTGGTTGCAAAAAGTTCCATCGATGGACTGCTGAAAGTACATGCAGCCAAATTTCTTTTCTCCTAGACTATCTGCAAAATCAGAAGCCCTGGCAACCCTTAAATTCAATATGACAGCTTTTATTTTCATGATTATTTAACTTGTAACCATTCAGGATCATCAATTGTACTTCCGTTTTCATGTGCCGGAACGTTGCCATTCTCTCCTTTCTTTGGTGCGGTTCTTAATAGATTTAAAATTCCGTTTTCATGCATCATTGAGTAATTGAAAATGTATGCAGATGTTGACGTATCATCAAACCGATGTGATTTTACAGCGCCGATGAAATATTTTTTTGATTTAAAATAATTTCTTAAAGTGTTTTCATGAATTACATCGACACCTTCACGAGTTGAAACCTCTTTGTGGTACAATTGGTGAACAGCATTTAAGCGTAAATACATCACTTGCACTCTGTCTTTATTTTGCCAAGATTCTGCTTTTTCGTCTTTTCTTCCCTGTAATTTTAAAGTCGTTGGAACATCGATCATAAAGTGATAGTTTTCTTTTAAAAGAGGGAAAGGACTACGATCACGTAAATACTCTAAAGTTTTCCAGAACTCTGCTAAACCTTCACTTTCTACAATTAAATCAGAACTGTCAACAATTGCCTCTTTAAACTGATCATGTATTTGTTGGTATGTAAAAGGAAAAATAAACTTGTCAAACAAAATCTTAATTGGAGTCAATAAAACCGTATAATTTTGCAACATTCGTTCCTGGTATTCTGTACCTCTCAATTCCTTTTTTAACTGTTTAATGATATCTGAATAAACCTGACGATATGAAGCTTCAATTTCAGGCCTGTATTTTACTATTTCTAAAATAAAACTTGTCAAACCTTCTTCTTCCCAAGACTGCAGTAAATTATAATCCGCAACTTCCTGATCTGTGAAATTTTCCTGCGGTTTAATTACATGTTCAATTATACTTCTGGAGGTTATTGAATTATCGTCCCAACTTGATAAATACTGAGAAAGAATAATTAGAAAGCAATTTACTTTGGTAACTTTTGTTTTATTATCTCCTGTATTTTGTCCAATTTCACGACCACGATTATCATAGGATCCTTTGATGGATTGTTTGATTTTTACATCCGTTGTCAAATCGCTAAATTCTTCCAAAACAGCCATTGTATTAGTGGTCCTGCTTATTCTTCTCGAGAACGCCGAAATTGTTCCGGCATTCAAATCAAAGGCCGGTTGTTTATAGCAAAACATCGCTGCCAAACTCTCGGCAAATTTTGTTTTTCCGGATCCCTTTTCACCGGCCAGAAATAGAATTGGAGACACTTGAAAGGTCTTAACAAACAGATCTCTAAATAGTGTAAAAAAAGCACATGCAATCCCTGTAATTGCTTTTTTACCGTAAACTGTATGCAATTGCTTCATCCAGGTATGAAATGCAACCGGCGATTGCATATAAACCAAATAACGATCATTCTCGTAAGGATCATCACCTTCGCGGGAATGTTTGTACATTACTGAAGCTGAAGGCGAATAGAAGTGTTTAATATCTTCTATATAATCACTTTCCATTTTTACGCCAGTTTCTAACTGTACAATTCCGTAATCATTTGGTTCTTTTGTAATTCCATCATGATAAATAAGATTTGCATAAGCGAAAAATCCGGCATGCTGCCAACCTAATGTTTTAAGTTCGTGAGCTGTAATAAAACGACCTAGAATGTCATTTCTAAGCAGTTTAAATTGATTTGCCGTGACTTGTGAGGTGAACGTAAAATTACCTTCGTCTAATAATTTAAGTTCAAATTTTGCCATTTGCGTAAAATCGGCCGTATCAAAATCAATTAATCGTTTAGTACCATTTTCAGAAATAACTTCACAAAGCCTTTTATTTTCCTGCTTTCCATAAACGTGAAAAAGAGGTGTAATTCTAAAATTTGAACCTTTGTAAAAGCTGTCTTTTCCTCTGAAAAACACATTATTTTCATGAATTACAAAGCCCTTTTCCAAATATTGCTTATAATCACCAGTTTTTGGAAGCCCCAGTTTTTCAACGGATTCCGTTTCCGGTTTCTCTGATTGCGAAGCTTTGATTTCTGCAACTTTAAAAAAGCTTTCAATTTTTTCTTTGATTACTTTTTCAGGTTGTCTAATTATCTTTGCACACTGTTTTTGATATGCATTTCGTTTGATATCGTCTTTTATAACGGATAACATCGAAGCAATTTCGGCTACAGCATGAGATAATTCATTTGGATCGTTAGCTGCTTTATTCTTCAGTTTAATTGCTTTCCAGTTTACTGCGTCTTCTGCATTACCCAAAAGCATTTTTTCGACGTGTTTTGTTTTCCTGGCATAACTATCCGGATCTTCTTTTTCCGGAAGAATTACAATGGAAACTTTTAAACCCTCGGCTAACAAAATATTGATATCTCTAAGCGCTGCCAAAGTTCCTTTTTGATCGTTGCCTTTATCGTCTAAACCATCATTGTCGCGAAGAATAATAACATGATCAGCAAATCTGTGAATTAATTTTGCTTGTTCCGGAGTCAATGCGGTTCCTCCGGTTGCAGCAGCTAATTCACATCCATTTTGAGAAAGCCCGGTTACATCTGTATAACCTTCAACAAGGAAAGCTGTTCTAGCTTTAGCGATAAACTCTCTGTTTTCATACAAACCGTAAAGCACCTGGCTTTTATTGTAGATATCGGTTTCTTTTGTGTTGATATATTTAGGGCCCTCAACGTCATTTGCTTTTCTTCCTCCAAAACCTAATACATTCCCACGGATATCGCGAATTGGGAAAAGAAGTCTATCTCTGAAAAAATCATAGCTATTGCCTTCTTTTGATACAGATATACCAACGCTGATTGCTTGTTCTAACTTTCCTTTTTCAATTAATGGAGCTGTAACAAATTTGAAATCTTTTGGCGCATAACCAATTCTGAACTTTTCGACCGTTTTTTCGTTGATGTCTCGATCAATAAGCATTTTTTTAACCCAATGATCATCTGCAACATTTCGTAATTGCATTTCATACTTTAAGCAAGCTACAGATTGAATATCATACAGTTCCTGTTTATAGCTTCTTTTGCGCTCCGCTTCTTCAGACAGTTGTTCTTCTTCAACGACAATACCACATATATCAGCAATAATTTTTATAGCTTCACCAAATGACACGTTTTTGTAAATCTGAACGAACTTAATACCATCACCACCATGCCCGGTAGAAAAGCATTTAAACATGTTAAGTGACGGGGTTACAAAAAAGCAATCTTTACTAAAATTAAAAGGTGATTCGCAAGTCCACTTTGAACCGGCTCTTTTAAGATCACAATAGTGGCCAATAATTTGAACGATATCTGCGTTTCTAACTTCGTCTATTGATTTTTCGGTATACATGTATTATTTGATATAGAGATTATAATATTGTGAAACTGTTAAGCCGGTTGTATCAACCAAAAAGGTCTGTTCGCACGCTAATTGTTTCTGAACCGATAACGGGAAGTTGGAGGATAAGCTCGTTAATACGTTTTTGTAATTCATTCTGCTTGGTAATATAATGGGAGCGCAAAGTTTTTTTATCTTCATATGAGATTGTTGATTGTTCGAGTGCAACAAGTTGGTTGCCATATGCTAATTGTTCTTCCTCTAATTTTTGAATTTCATGGGAGGTTTTGGATTGTTCTAACATTAAATGCAATGATGCTAACGTTGCTATACTATTGGCAGGACATCCGTTACTCTTTAAATACCTTTCAAAAGCCTCCTTTGCTGAAAGATTGTAGTATTTCATTAAGCCTTTAATGAAGATCTTACCGTCTGCTATTTCTTTTTCCCACGTTTTTGGAAAAGTCGTTTTAATCATTTCAACCGCTTCCGGTCCGCTATATGTAAAAGTTGATAAATTCATGATTACTGGATTATTTTTTGGTTAATAGCTTTGGTAATTAATCCTGATTTTGATTTCACATTTGCCTTTTCAAATAGGTTTTGTTTATGTGTATTTAAGGTGCTTTTCGTAATTTTAAGTTGAGAAGCAATTTGTTTATCTGCTAAATCAGAGGCCATAAGGTTAACAATTTGGATTTCTCGCATTGTTAAAGATTTGCCGTCGATCGTTATTGATTTAGATCTCCATTTCAGGCATTCACAGCTATTGGAGCAAATAAAATTGTCCGATTTATTTAACTGTCCACTTTCGTTGAAATCTGCAATGTGATCAGCAGCGCCATAAATGCAAAAGGCATATTTTTCCGTGGCTTCCTCCTGAGGTAAATGTTTCAGATCTGCAAAAGCGATATCGTCACTAAGAAATTGCTGAAAGATTTGCGCTTTCTTATTTGGATCCAGTGCATTAAAGTTGAATGTCTGGCCATCCGAAACGAAAAAAGTTTGTTTTGTCGAACGATCTCCGAATATTTCCGTTCGCTTATCACCCAAACGCATTCCTGCCGGAATTTGGTGAATTTGATTTTTAATAGTAGATTTGCTTTCCATTAGTTTAATCTTTTATAGGTTAATACTTAATTAAGACCCGATGTTTCCAGCATCGGGTTTTTTTGTGCTAAAAATTTCTTTTCTCTTTTTAGAAATTTCCTTTACTTCTTCCAGTTTTTCCTGATAAATGGAAATTATAGTTTCCTCAATATCAAGGTTTGAATTGCGTCCGTTAAAAACGTGAGTGATGTAAGAGGTCCCAAAAGGTTCGCCTTTTTGATTTACGATTCCGTTTTGATTCAAACGAGCTAAAACTTCCTTAGCATAGCCAGTTTTAAATACCTTTTTCATTTTCTTTCTTTCAGTCAGTTTAATCATAGATAAGTGCTATTTTGAATTGATTTTTTTAATGTAATTTTACTACGAGGTAACTATTTAATTACTATTACAAATATATACAGAAATCTGTACAAAAAACATTTAATGTACAATTTTCTGTAAAAAATATTATATGAACGATATAACAATAAGATTTTTAGAGGTTTACGGTCATTTATCAGAGCGGGGTCAAGTGTCCAGTCCAAGCGATTTTGCCAAAAAAATTAATATAAGTACGTCTTTGATGACCGAAATTTTAAAAGGAAGAAGCAATGCAGGGATTAATCCTGTACAGAATACTGTAAAAGTATTTGAGGAAATTAATGCAGATTGGTTACTCACAGGGAAAGGAAATAAGCTTAAAAATGTAAGTGGAATGACCAAAATAACAGCAGGAAGTGAACAAAAAGAAAATGCCGAATCCAGATTGATTACAGAAAATGCAAGTTTAAAAGAAACAAATGATTTATTAAGATTTAAAATCGGCGTACTTGAAAAGGAGCTGTCCGAGGTGAAATATACACAGCGCGACCCCATTATTTATGAATCTGTGGCTAAAGCAGAATCAGAATTGATAAAGAAGAAAACTAAACAGAACGATGATGCTAAAAAATGATTCTGAAGAAGATGCTAGTATTGAAATTTACATTGGAGAAAATGATAGTGATTTAGTGGAAAGACTAAAGGAGATAATTAAGCAAACTTCCCAATAACTTCCCAATGAAATATGAAAAGTATTGAAAAAGAACGGTTTATATCGTTTAAAAATACCCCTCCGCGGTCACAAAAAAAGGCAAAATACATAAATAATGTATTTTGCCTTTTTTTATTTCCTTTTCTGAATATCTGAAGTATCACATTTTTTTGTGAGTCTTAATTCATCTTTCTTTATAGTAATCATTCGAACTTGAAGTTTACCATTAGCACCTCTTTTATCAATTTTTATTTCTTCTTTATTTCATTTATTCGATTCAATATTTCACTTTGAAATATTAAATCGAATTTTTCATATCTATATTTTAAGATTAAACTTGTTTGTATTTTTTTATAATTAAGATATTTCATATAAAAAGTCTTTATGTATCAATTTTAAAACTTTTGCAGGTCAAAACAGATCTTAATTACCCCAATATTTGAATAATAGAATAGTGTCAGCCCTTATGTTTAGCTGACTTGTCAACTTCTAGCTACAATAATTTTATAATCAAGAGATTATGCTTTTTGATGTAAAATCCTTAGGCGCTTAAAGCGTTTTTTTTCTGAGAATTTAAAATTAAATATTTAGTGAAAGGTGTGCGATTGTTTTTAATGAGTCGCATTAGTCTTTAAAGGTTGACAAAAAGAGTAAAAATAAAATAACCAAAATGAATTTAAAGTAAAAAAGTATGAAGTAGAAAATTAAGAAAAGAAATGAAAAATTTAAAACTAAAATGAATAGAAATAAAATAAAAATGAACAAAAATTTACTTATTGTATTAGCCTTCCTTTTATTTAATATAGGGTATGGACAAGGGGGGACAATTAATACAAGTGCTCCTGTTTTAGCATCAATAAATACTGTATATGGTACTGCATCGAATTCAGATAGCTTTTTAGTATCTGGGATTAATATTGATCAGAGGATTGAAGTTACACCTCCTTTAGGATTTGAAGTTAGTAGAAATGGAACTATTTTTACAGATACAGTCCTTATTAACACTCCTACCGGGGGTAGAGGAGATATTGGACCTACATTAATTTATATTCGATTAAAGGGGACAATTCCTGCAAACGTTTATGGAGGGATGTATTTCTCATTAACAAGCCCGGATGCTGATGATTTAGAAGTATTTATGTCACCAAGTACTGTAAATAAGGGTGCACTAACTATTTTGGCAGATAATAAAAGTAAGATGTATGGTAACTCAAACCCTGATCTTACTGCATCTTATTCAGGATTTGTTCTTGGGGACAATATAAATAGTTTAACAACTCCAATTAAGATTCAAACTATTGCAGATGAAACAAGTGGTGCTGGAATATATAATATCACAGTTACAGGAGGAGAATCTCCAAATTATATTATTTATGGTTATCCTGGTAAGTTGACTATTGGAAAAGCTCCTTTAACTATAACAACAAATGATGCTAGTAAGGTTTACGGATCATTGAATCCTACTTTTACAACAACTTATTTTGGTTTTGTCAATGGAGATAATGAAACAAAGTTAACTACAAAACCTACATTTGCTACTTCAGCAGATACCGCAAGTCCTGTTGGGAAATATGAAATAACAGCTAGTGGTGCAGTTTCGTCAAACTATAATATTAGTTATGGTACGACAAAAGGATTCTTAGATGTTACTCCTGCAAAATTATCTATAACGACAAATGATGGTAGTAAAGTTTACGGATCATTAAATCCTGATTTTACAGCAACTTATTTTGGTTTTGTCAATGGCGATAATGAAACGAAGTTAACTACAAAGCCTACAATTACTACTATTGCGGATACATCAAGTCCCGTAGGGAAATACGAAATAACAGCTGCTGGTGCAGTTTCACCAAACTATGAAATTAGTTATGGTACTCCAAATGGTTTCTTAACTGTTACTCCCGCAAAATTAACAATAAATACAAATGATACTAGTAAAGTTTACGGATCATCGAATCCTGATTTTACAGCAACTTATGTTGGTTTTGTCAATGGCGATAATGAAACTAAGTTAACTACAAAGCCTACAATTACTACTATTGCAGATACATCAAGTCCCGTAGGGAAATACGAAATAACAGCTGCTGGTACAGTTTCACCAAACTATGAAATTAGTTATGGTACTCCAAATGGTTTCTTAACTGTTACACCTGCAAAATTAACTATAACTACAAATGATAATAGTAAAGTTTATGGATCATTGAATCCTACTTTTACCACAACTTATGTTGGTTTTGTCAATGGAGATAATGAAACAAAGTTAACTACAAAGCCTACAATTGCTACTTCAGCAGATACCACAAGTCCAGTTGGGAAATACGAAATCATTGCTAGTGGAGCAGTTTCACCAAACTATGAGATTGTTTATGGTAATCCAAATGGTTTCTTAACTATTACTCCTGCAAAATTAACTATCACTACCAATGATGCTAGTAAAGTTTACGGATCATCGAATCCTGATTTTACAGCAACTTTTGTTGGCTTTGTCAATGGAGATAATGAAACGAAATTAACTACAAAGCCTACAATTACTACTATTGCAGATACATCAAGTCCCGTTGGGAAATATGCCATTACTGCTATTGGAGCGGTTTCTTCAAATTATGAAATTACCTATGATAATAAAGGATTTTTGACTGTTACTCCTGCAGCTTTAACTATTACCACAATTGATAATAGTAAAGTTTACGGATCAGTAAATCCAGTTTTAGCAGTAAGTTATGATGGTTTTGTTTCTGGAGAAAGTGAAGCAAATTTAACAACAAAACCTATAATCTCTACTGTAGCAGTTACAGTAAGTGTAATAGGGAAATATGCTATTACTGCTATTGGAGCGGTTTCTTCAAATTATGAAATTACCTATAACAACAAAGGTATTTTAAATGTTACTCCAGCAGCTTTAACTATTACCACAATTGATAATAGTAAAGTTTACGGATCAGTAAATCCAGTTTTAGCAGTAAGTTATGATGGTTTTGTTTCTGCGGAAAGTGAAGCAAATTTAACAACAAAACCTACAATCTCTACTGTAGCAATTACAGGAAGTGCAGTTGGGAAATATGCTATTACTGCTATTGGAGCAGTTTCTTCAAATTATGAAATTACGTATAACAACAAAGGGATCTTAAATGTTACTCCAGCAGCTTTAACTATCAAAGCAGATGATAAGAAAAAAGAACGCGGTATGGATAATCCAGTTTTAACATTAAGTTATGTTGGGTTTGTTCCAGGAGAAACTGAAGCAGATTTAACAACAAAACCTACAATTGCAACTGTAGCAGTTAAAGAAAGCCCAGCAGGAGAATATGATATCATTGTTAGTGGTGCAACTTCTTCAAACTATACTATTACTTTTGAAAAAGGTATTTTAACGGTGACAAAATCTAGTAATGCAGATTTGTCTAATATTGTTATTAGTGATGGTTCTCTGGATAAGCCATTTGATACAGATGCAAAAGGTTATAAAGTAGAGGTTCCGTATGAAATTAATTCATATGTAATCAATCCAATACCAGTTGATCCAAATGCAACGGTTGAAATGAAAATTGATGGAAAAGTTATTGATCCAACAGCTCCATTTGATTTAAAAGTAGGAGATAACGTAGTAACAATAGTTGTTACAGCTGAAGATGGAGTTACGCAAGAAACATATACAGTAGTTGTAACAAGAGAAGCAGCTCCGTTATCTAATGATTCAGGTTTAACAGATTTAGCGATTAGCAAAGGAACTTTAAGTCCAGCTTTTGCAGAAGGAACTACAGCTTATACCGATACAGTACCAAATGATGTTGCAGGAATTACTGTTACACCAATTACATCTGATCCTACAGCAACTATAACTGTAAACGGAAAACCAGTTCCAAGTGGAACAGCTTCAGAAAATCTTCCATTAGAAGTTGGTGAGAATGAAATTAAAACTGTAGTTACAGCTCAGGACGGTACAATTACTACTTACATTGTAGTTGTAACAAGAGAAGCGGCTTCGTTATCTAATGATTCAGGTTTAACAGATTTAGCGATTAGCAAAGGAACTTTAAGTCCAGCTTTTGCAGAAGGAACTACAGCTTATACCGATACAGTACCAAATGATGTTGCAGGAATTACTGTTACACCAATTACAGCTGATCCTACAGCAACAATAACTGTAAATGGAAAACCAGTTCCAAGCGGAACAGCTTCAGCAAATCTTCCATTAGAAGTTGGAGAGAATGAAATTAAAACTGTAGTTACAGCTCAGGACGGTACAATTACTACTTACACAGTAATTGTTACAAGAGAAGCAGCGCCAGCTCCTGATAATGCAGGTTTATCTGATATTGCATTAAGTGATGGTGCTTTGAGTCCTGCTTTTAATACAGACACAAAAGGTTATGAAGTGGATGTGCCAAATGAAACGAATTCAATTGTAATTACTCCAAAAACTATTGATCCAGATGCAACGGTTGTAATGACAATTGATGGAAAAGTTATTGACCCTACATCTCCAATAGATTTAAAGGTTGGCGACAATGCAGTTACAATTGTTGTTACAGCTCCTGACGGAACTACAGATACATATATTGTTATTGTAAATAGAGCAGATGCAGTATTACAACCAATTGTACCTACAAATATTATTACTCCAAACGGAGATGGTAAAAATGATAATTGGATAGTTCCGGGTCTTGATCAATATCCAAACAACTCAGTTAAAGTTTTTGATAGAGCAGCGAGATTGGTTTATTCTAAAAATAATTACAACAATGAGTGGGATGGTACTTATAAAGGATCTCCGCTTAACGAGGATACTTATTATTATTTAATTGATCTAGGAAATGGATCACCTAAACTTAAAGGATTCATTACAATTATTAGAGACAATAATTAA